AGTTATGTTTAAAAATAATTTCAGTGAAGAAGAAGATGACTTATCCTACTTTAGAAATATAGGGGGCAAATTGATTCTTGAGGGATTTAGAAACAAGAGAGATTTAAAAACACAAATAAAAATTTATCAAACATATATTTCATTTGTCCAAAATAAAAAATTATATAAAATTAATGAAGAAGAAAGAGATTATTATATTGCTTGTATTTTGGCACTTTGGAAATTAAATGTTTATGACCCCGATGATGCTACAAGTCCTTTGTTTATTGCCCCTAAGAGAAAGAAAAAGTCTGTGAATAATTTGGCTTAACATCATCAGGATTTTTGAGCATACTTGCTAAAAGTTGCCCCTCCTTGACTTGCTTTTCATTTTGTGATTTTAATAAAGTTTCTACTGGTGTTAAATCTATTTGCTTTGTTTTGGTTATTTTATAAATCACTGAACTTGATTTATCAACTTTAGAATAACTCCCATCAGGGTCGTGAACACTTGTTTTGATAGCAGTTATTACTCTCTTTTCTGTATTTGTAAAATTTAATTGAGTTTCTTGTTGAGAATAGAAATCTCCGTATCCGTTAATTTTATTAACAATTGCTACAACAGGTCTATTGACTGCGTTTGCTGTTGCTAATGTTAAATCTTGATTTCCACCGACAAAAGATGATTGAGGTAAGATATCACTTCTAATTGTGAAATAAGGTCTTGCTGTTTTAGTTGGCAAGTCAACAGCAGTGATTCTCGTGCTTCCTTCTCCATCTTTAAAAAACACGGTGACAGGGGGCAATATATTCTGTTTTGCCGCCAACCGCTGATAACTAAGAGGCGGGTTTAATGTAAAAATAGAATTCCCATATCCGTTTTTTGTCCATTCTAACATATCTCCTGCGCCGATGATAGCTTGAGTTGTCAGTGATTTCATATTTGAGGAATCAAGTCTGTTATTTATTTGTGTTTGTCTGCTTGTATCTTCATTACTAAATTGATTATAAAAATATCCTAAAACACCAATTAAATTTTCATCCCAAGTTTTTTCAGGGACTATGATTTCTTCTATAAATAGACCGCAGGTAGCATCATAAATTGTCCAAGGTTCTAAATTATTGCTAAACATAAGTTGAGCAGGATATTGCCCAGTAGCGGCGATTTCCAGTTTTGGTTCAGGATAAGGGGCAACATTTGGACAATAAGTAGTTCCCAACATCGCTTTATTAACTTTATAACATATTGATTCTGCTTGTTGATTCGCCGCCACTGCCTCCTTTGCCCCGCTCTTGATTCTACCAGCATTTCCAACATTTCCTGCTCTCTCTCCTGTGTGGAGACCATCAAAACTAAATCTATCTTCTTGGCTATCATAAATCAGTGAAGGAGCATCGGCACCTAATAAAATTTTATGATACAATGCCCCTGTATTAATTTTATTGACTGTTCCTTCATCATTTAGATTTTTGCTTATTTGATAATCTCCTCCGTAATCAGTGACAGGAAACTGTCCGTTAACTGCTGTCGCTACGTCATTTGGCACAAGTCCGTTATACATAACGATTGCTGATGAACCATATGCTGAGAAATGATAATCAAATCCAAATCTACGACCAACTGGGTCTTGTGCCCCTGAATTAGCAATATGTGAAATCCCATTATATAACCAAGAAGGAACTTCATTTCCTGTCCTTGTAAACTGAACTCCAATATAAAACTTCTCACTTCCATCTGCTTGCTGGACTCTCACTTTCCTTGCCCATCCGTATGCCAAATCATTGATATCACTGAGTCCTACTCCATCCTCACAATATGCGACATCAATACTAGTATAAGAAGCAGTGTTCTCATTATAATCAAAAAACAAAGGATAAGTTGCCATACTATTATCATAGTGAAAACCTGCTGGAATTGCGTGGTCTTGTCCATATAAATCATATCCTAAATGGCCGATTGGACAATGTCGGTGAGTTCCTGCGGGATTTCCTGCTAGAGGGATTGTATCATCTTGTCTATTAAAATGAAGATATCTATGTAATCCTGGTTTTATTTCTGTGAGATTGAGAGGCTGATTTGTGCTTTGATAAACTCCCTCAAATAATTCCGGATATTTTGCCTGAATTACAAATAAATCATTTAGATTTAATAATACGTCTTCTGTCCAAGGAATTCCTAAATTTAATACTTGAGCATTTCTTGGAGTATCCTTTCCGTCTCCTGTGGCAGATTTGAGGAATCCTGTGCTCCCATTCGTTTTTCTTCCCTGAATCCAAAGGTCAGGTCTTTTAACTCCTATATGCTGATATTGACTCATATACATATGAGCACTATTTGTTCTTGCTTCTATATCTGCCCCTGTTGCTGCGACATTTTTAAACAATTCATAATTAGAAGAATTATAATTATAATTAGCGCAATTATATGTTTTAAACAAGGGTGATTCATAATAATTTACTAATTCATTTTTAGCATAATATCCGTTAATAGTTTCTGTTGCGTATTTAAAATCTCTTTTTTGTAAGATTCCCCTTTTATTCATTTGTTCAGTGATTTCTGCGGCAACATCACTAGGCGAATTAAAACCATCTTTTGATTTCATTTTAAAAACTTCTTTAACAGGCGACCAAGTATAGAGTATTGCTGGGTCTCTTTCATCATATGCTGCCTGATATGCTACTGTTCCGGGAGCTTCACCTGATTGCCCACCTGCCCCTCCTAATAAATCAAGAAATTGACCTGCTGGAATAGAATTATCACTAGCAGAAACTCTGTCTCTGTAGATTTTTTCTGCCCTAAATAAAGTATATCTACTACAATCATTTCTTATCATTCCCTTTTTTAAAGTTGCGGGGGCAGCGGCAGGGGGCAATGTAGGTTCACTATTTGCTCCATTCTTTCCAACAATTTTATAATCTGCGGGACAAAATTGATTTGCGACTCCAAGAGGTGCCCAAATAGTAGAATCGTGTTCTCCTCCTGGGTCTAAATTATAAAGAATATTTCCCATAGACCCTGGAATTCCCTGAGCGGCAGTTGCTGGAGTGACACCGATTGTGTTATCCCAAACTTCGTAAGGATTCACTTTTCCCGTGTTCCCACTAGCATTTCCAATATGACGACGGGGCAAACTAATATAATGTTCTCCGTTTGTTGTTTTATAAGGAGAAAAAACTATATTAGTTTCACCATCATTAATAGTAAATTCGTGTTCTTCATTTCCAGCGATTTCACAGCCAAAATCATAAATATCAGTATTGATTGGAGCGTCTCCTACTGTCGGGAATGATGTGTAAGGATTTAGATATTGTATTTCTTTGCTAATAATTGCTTTTTGTTTTATTGCTCTAACTCTTTCTTTGATTTCTATTGCCCCTGCTTGTGCTCCTTTTTCACTGACAAATCCTGAATGAACTTGGATTTTATCTCCTATGTCTAATACTAAACCATCACCGCATCCGCAAGTCCACTCAGCAGGAGTTGTGAAATTTTGAGTTGTCCCTTCTAAACTGGATTGCCTACTACACTCAACCAAGATAGTCTGTTCCATATATTTTATTATATGTTTTTAAAAAAGTTTTAATTAAGAAAATCAATATTGTTGCCTAATTGGAAACATTTAAGCATAAACAACTTCCATCCTTCCTTCATTGAGTTGTGCCATCCTGACAACCTGAACCCACGCTCGCAGAGTAGAAGCTCCACTCATAGTCGTCCGCTGGTCATATAATTCTATGCCGCGAGAATTGACCCGCTCATTGCGATTGAGGCGATAGCAGTGCCAATTGCCCCTGGAACGAAGGTCAACGTTTAGCGCTGAACCACCCGCCGCCGCAGAACCCATCGGGTAATCCTCAAAAGCACCAAATTGGACTTCCTTTGCTAACTGCCCCTGACCGGAATAAACATCACGATTGATGTGAGGCATTCGCCCCTCAGTCATCAGGATATTGTGGAATTGACGAGCAGAATTGCTAACATCAATAGGGAATAAAAATAAATCATTGTATCGCAGATTAGTCGTGATAGTGCCGTTACCCGCTGCCGTTACAAGCGGGGTGTCTGAACCGTAATTATTAATAGGTCCCTGGTCAAAAGGAGTTTTATTTTCTACCTGAACACATACTTTATTTACTATGCGACCAGCGCCACCAACATTTTGGATTAACTGACCCGCGAATTCCGCTGAGGATACTGTCCTCTTAACAAACTGATAATCAACATAGGAGAAACTCATATTAGCATTTGCCTGCTGATACTGAAGCATCATTTCCTGAGGATAGAAGATATAATCAGCAACCATCTTCACAGAATCTCTAATAATTGTAGCATCGGCATCAGCTACATCACCGAGAGTCGTGACGATACGGGATGAATCGGCGCCAGCACTAGGGGCACCAACCTGAGGAGTGAAAGTAAGATGAATCGCAACCTGCTCCTTTAACATAAATAGAGGAAGTTGATTCATTTTAAGGAAGGGGAATAAATCAGCAAGAAGGATAGAGAAAACGCCTTCATTAAAAGTATCACACCAACCCATCACAGCACGACTTGCCCCTGGGTCTGTGCCCTTCGGCAGAACCTGACGACCAACTCGCGTATTATCATAATCAAAATCATTGCCGTTATCAATACAAATACTATCTGCTTCACTGATACTCTCAATATTATTAGCAGCAGTTCCAGCATCTTCATACTCTGCCTGACGCTCTTTGAGAGTTGCCGACATAGCAAGACCCGTGCGAGAAGAAAACACTTGTTCGCGTTCTTTGAGTTGTTCAGGAGTAATAAAATTACTCTCATATGCCTGATAGTGGTTAAAATCTTCTATTTCACTAATAGTTTTTCCACCAACAGTTAATCTTACTCGCTGAAGTAAAGCACCAACGCCAACATTAATTGGTAAAAAACCATTCTGCCCCTGAGTTGGAGCGGTGAAAACACTTTTATCAACACCAAGAGTGATGCGAGAATTAGAATGAAGAATACCCTTGTTTGATAATATAAATCTACATTCACTCTGTGAAAATGAAACTGGCTCTAAAATCTCAGTTGCGACATCAATTGCTGTATCAGTAGGAATTGTGCCTATCTTGACTAAATCGGGAATTGTCCCTGCTCCAACTGGAGCGCTCGTCTGCGTCATAGCGGAATTATTAATACTAGTCATATTTTATTATATAACTTAACAAAAATAAAAAATTAAAGCGGAAAAATTAAAATTTAATTACCGATTATTTTAAAACCTGGATACCGCTTGCGGTAGAAACACAAGTTTGTTTAGAGTGAACAAAAAGGAAAATCGCCTGTGGAGAATCGCTGATAAGTCTTAACTGAAGTTGGACTCCAAACGGAACATTTGCGAAACTGATTCCCTGGTCGCTAATAGTATCATAGGCAACACCTAATCCGTAAGAACTGCCCCCATCCTTGATTTCTTTTGCTTCCTGATAATTATTAGTCATTGAGAAATACTTAAAATTGTCACTCTTAACACTTGAGCGATTAACCTTAGCAAATCCCATCACAGAATTAATATAATTTCTTGCTAACTGAGAATCAATCGTCGTGTTAGAAGTATCCTCTTTTTGGATTGTATCAAGATTATACTGAAGAGGGTATCTTTCTCCGCCTCTCGTAAATACTGCCTGCTCAACTACTGCTACTGAACCATCACTGTTAGTGAAAGGAAGAGTCGCTAATCCGTCTCGGTTGAGGTTATTAATATGCGATGCGGGAACAACATTCATATAAGCGCCAAGCACCTTGCTGAGAGCAAGATTAAAATTGAGATTGGCATTTGCTGAATTAATAGTTTGATAATATGAAGTAATAGAATTGTAAACAAATGTGTTTGTAGTCTGCGACATTAGCTGAGAAAGTTGGTCAGGAGGAGGCACCATCGTTTCACAAACAAGTCTTACATTAGATAATTCATAATGAGCATTAAGGAGATTCGTGACAGTGTTATCCTTAGAAAATAAAACATTGCTGTCAGGGGCAAGTTGGAGTTCTATACGAAGACCGCCGACTCCCCAAGTTCCTGAAAGAGGGATAGGGTCCTGACCTAAAAATAGACCACAGACGAGAGGAATACAAAATTCATTTTTACCTGTCGGGTCATCTGCCTGAGTGTTGGTAATTACCCCTAATTCCTGTGCTTTAAAATTAGGGAAACGAAGCGAAGTTTCATAAGTATGCCCCGCGAAATCATCCATACTTTGAGTGACGGATAGATAAGAAGACATCATACGATTGTGATGATTAATAGATTCCATCACCTGACCCGATTTCTGCGAAAAAATCGTAAGTTGGTCAATAACAGCATTTACCCCTAAACGCTCATTCATACGAATTCCATCTGCTTCGGTTGGCAGAGTAGTGCCTCCAGCATCCTTCCAAACAGTAAATTCACCGACAAGGCGAATAGTGCCCGGCTTGATGAATCTATCCTGTTCTCCTAAAAGAAACTGAATAGTCGGTTGCCCGTTATAATAACTTAATTTGCCATCGCTAGTGATATTGCTAGGCACGATTTCTTGATGCGTGGAATAACTTGTCATTTTATTTATACTTATTCCAAATAAAAATTTTAAACACTCTTAAATTTAAAAAATCAATATTGTTTCCAATTTGGCAACAATTTAAACAACAACAGAAATAGCATTTCCACTGATTACAATGCGACGAAGGTGGGCACACCAAACATTCCAAAGTTTATTTTTAGCAGGAGGGGTAGTTTCCTGATACTCAACCTGAAGTTGGAAATCTTTGCCCCTAGTATCATAGACTCCGTCTTGGAGAGACAGGGCACGTCCAATAATAAAATTCTTTTGGAAATTTAGCATAGAATGAGGTTTAATTCCTGCCATCACAAGTGCCTTTTCTAACTCAACTAAAGGTTGCTGGTCAACACTTCTCTTAGAAGAAATCTTGCTACATTTGACCTTGCGACTAGGATTTAATTTCCCATCATAGAATAGCTGATACTGGGAGATGTGGTCGCTAATTCCAACAAGACCAGGGCGAGCACTATGATTTGCCATCGTTGCGACTCCATCTTCATTTCTGTCATAATATTCTATTTCTGTGCCTTCTGCTCGCATAATATCTCGCTGAGTGTAAACAGTCGCATCTGTTGGAACTGCTAAAACAGATTTCGCCCGAGACTGGACTAGGGGCACTCTTAGAGTTGTGAGTTTTTCACTAGAAATCTGTGAAGTTTTGTAATTAGTAAATGATAGGAAATCATAATTCATTGCCCCGCCTTCCTTCATCATAGATGCTAGTTTCGCCTTGTATCCATCGGGCATCATAACCTGCTGAACAATAAATTCACAATCAGTTAATTTGTAAGTTGGTTTCCAAGCAGCAGCAGTAGCATTTGCTATAGAAGTATCTAAAAGAACAGTATTAGCATCCATACTATTGGTTGGAGAATATTTATTGACAAGTGTTATTTTAACACAATTGCGAGTCCCTGCTAAATATTCTATTTCCTTGATTACTCCGTGAGCATCGCCAAGAACGGACGGATTGAGAGTATCAGTATCACTATCAATAAATGTAATATGCTGTCCAACACAAAAGGGAATTTGGCTTCCACCATCAGCGACATTAATAGCCATCGTGTTATCACGTCTAATATAAAATTCATCAAACGCTGAAGCATTACCAACGGACGAACCGATTGGGTAAACAGGGGCATTATTCGGGTCAGCAGGGTCAGCAGTATCACTAGCATTAAACGACAAGCAAATGGGATTTGCCATCAGTTTGCGCCTGCGAGAAACTGTATCTAACTGATGAATACAATGTTTAGCATCTTCTAAAATTAATTCTACAATTAGACCCTCGGTTAAACCAACTGGGAATACCTTATCATTTGAGAAGATGCCCGTATTCAGGGGCAATAGACATTTTGCTTTCTTAAATCCCGGTTCAGCGGCAGAAGCATCGCGCTTACCAGGGGCAGTTGGAGCAGCGAAGTAAGGATTGTTATTAAGGTTATTTTGCGTGTCGCTGCGAAGACCCATCGTAGAGCGATTACGATTATCATAATAAACACAGCCTTCAGTGAGAGAACGCTTCTGCCTAATAGTATCATTTAATTCATAATCATATTTAACAGCAGTTAAAACATTGTAATTTTGGTATTCCTCAAGTAAAACGCGACCTGCCCCTCCGGAATAGACCCTCAAATCCCTGATTAAAACCTGCCCACCCAGCTGACCATCTAACTGAAGGAAAAGTGGATTGCTTGTGTTAGAGATTTCCACATCAAATTTTAGGTAAGATTCCTTTGGTTGGAAAAAATCAATAGATGCTGGGATATGAAATTCTACTTTCTGTCCCGGGTCATAATCTAATCCGTGCTCTGCGGGAACCGCAATCTGCTGTTGTCCAATTGGTATTTTATCCTCGCTTGTCCAAAAATTTGCCATTCTATTTTATAATAAATAAAAACAAATAAAAAATATATTAAAAAATCAAAAAGTTGCCAATTTGGAAACAATTATATATTTGCTAAAGGATTGTGAGATAGATTCCCAACAAATCCTAAACTTGTGAATGCTTCTCCTTGAGGTAAAGCAGTATCACTTAATTTGGGTGCTTTAGTGCTATCAGTTGACCCATCGGCGTTAATTCCTACCTTTTTATTATCTGTTTTTTGGTCTTCATAATCACCGATAACACCTGTAATTGCCCCTGCTAAACTTACTGCCCCTGCTAAAGGAACAAGTAATCCTCCAGTGAATGCCGATGCGACATCCAGCGCCGAACCTGCTTCAGTTAGTCTTTCTCCCCACTTATCTGTAGAAGATTCTGCGACTCTGTTTCCCTGAGCATCAACACGAGTGTAAGCAGATTTGCCCCCTGTTTGGACTAAACTATCAATCTCTTTACCAGCATCAAGAAATCCACCAAATGCCCCTGCTGCTTTTCCACCGACTACACCTAGTGCCTCACCACCTCCCGCTTTAACAAGACCTTTTTGGACAATTCCTTCTAATCCTGTTAATCCTTCACCGCCAGCATCAGCAGTTTTTAAAGCATCAAATGTTGCTTTTGTTGGAAGAGATGTGCCCCCAAATGCTTCATCTGCCCCTGAAACAAAACCCGATAATGCCCCTTTTACACCTGCCCCTGTCGTTCTTGCCCCTCCTGCTAAAGCACCACCTAAAGTTCTTGCCCCTGATGCTAAACTACTTTCACTTGATAGTGCTTCTCCTGACTGCGTGATTCCAGCGGGATTTAAATCTCTCGCTGATAATAATAATCCTTCTCCAGCTTGTGCGCTCTGTGCTGCTACACTTGTTTGGACTCCCGCTACTGCCCCTGATGCTGCCCCTTTTACTCCACCAAAGATTCCTTTTCCTGTTGTAATAACTTGCTGAATATCACTGACATTTTCAGCAGTATCTTTTTCCGTTGCTGTATTATCTGCCCCTTTTGTTGATTTTATTATTGCGTCAAATGCGTCTTTTCTTTTCTTAAAATTTGCTTGCCGATTTTCTCTTTCTAAAGCAATTTGTCCGTGTAATGAATTCTGCTCCATCACAGCATTTGATATCCCATACATATCTGACATTGTTATTTATATTAAATATAATTTATTTTTTTTCTTCGCTTAATTCTAAATCTTCATTATCTTCTAATGTTGGAATATCACCAATGATTTTTTCTCCCTCCGCTATTAATTCCTCAAAACACTTGTATGCTTTCGGTGGATTACTTTGGAAATCCATATGAAGAAAACAATATTTATCAGGAGTTGCTTTTTTATAAATTTTTAACCAATTATCTGCCCCTCCAAAAACATCTCCGTATTCCTCTGCCATCTTACCTAACTCTTTTTGATTAGGGAAAGGACTGCCTACTAATACATTTGTAGCATTCTGCCTTATGATAGGACTACAAGAACGGAAATTTTGTGAACTAATAATTAATAATCTAATATTAAAATGCCTGAAACGAGATGCTAAATGATTGATTCTAGCTTCTCTGCGAATACTTCCTAAACAATCATCAAGAATAACTGCGATATCAGGTTGGTCTTCTTTTTTAAAAGATTTTTGTTGATTTACTATTCCATCAATAATACTATCATCATAACTATCGTGAGTATTAAATGCTTTCTTTAAAAATCTACTAGTGATATCATTTGCGATTGTATTACTAATAATAGTTGTTGTGTGGAAACGCTCTTGAGCATCATAAAATCCCATTTGACTATCTCCTAATAAAAGATTAGAAATAATCGTAGATTTTCCAGTGCGCACAGGACTTATCATTAAGAGGAGCGCTCCTCCACCAGGTCCCGCAATTTGAGGGAGATGCGGATGTATTGGAGGGTGGTGGTCGCTTCCTTCATCTTCCAGCGGAACCACAGGCATAATTTTTGGCACATTCCCGACTTTTCCCATTCCTGCTGCCTTTCCTCTAGCACTTTTGCTTTTGCTCGGGTCATCATTGTCCTTATTCATAATATATATATTATTTTTTAATTTAAACAAAGAAAAAAAAAATCTCCGGTTAATTAATAAAAATCAAAATGAGATTTGCGATTCCATCTTATCAACGCACTGACGTATTAATAAAAAAAACTTTACCTACATTAATAAAATCAGGAATAACTCTTAATGAAATTGATATCTTTGTATCAAGTCAGGAAGAAAAAATAGATTATGAAACTAAAATTATTAATGAATTTTTCACTGAAAAAGTTAATGTTATTAATACAGATATCTTAGATTTGGCTGAAAGATTAAATTATATGTTAAATAAGTTTTATCCTGAAGATACAGAAGTTGTATTAATAGAAGATGATATTAGAGGGGTCTGTAGGGGCAAAGATAATATTAATATTAAAGAATTTACGAAACAAGCATTTGAGACTTTGAGAATTGAGAATTTATTTCTTTGGGGTATTTCACCGACTGATAGTCTTATGTATCAAAAAGAAGGATATACTAATGATTTTAAATTTATAATTGGAACATTCTACGGCATAATCGTTAGACATAGTGATGATTTAAATGTATCAATAACTTACAAACAAGATTTTGAGAGAACTATATTATATAATATCAAAGATAAAGGAGTCGTTAGATTTAATGATATCTATTGTAAAACAACATACAGAGCAGTTGGTGGTTTAGGAAATGATAATAAAAATAATAGATTACAAAAAGAGATTGATGCTTGTTTATTAATGATTAATAATTATCCTGATTATTGTTATCAAAATATAAAAAAACCTAGAGAAATCAAATTATATTCCTCTAAAAAAATTAAAACACTTTTAGAAAGCAAATCCAAAAATGTTGCCAATTTGGAAACATCTAAACAAAATTAAATGCTGATGCCCAAGGGTCATTGGTTCTATTTAATGCTGAATTAATTTCACTGAATACTTTATTATCGTGTTCAGTTCTCGCTTGCTGTTTCTTTTTGATTTCTTTTCTTTTCTTTCTTTCATTATCATATTTTTGGACTCCGCTATAAATCATCTCTTGGACTTGTTCTTGAGTAAAATATTGCTGAGCAAGTCCTGCGGGAGGAGCAGGGGCAGGTTCAGGAGCAGGGGCAGTAGGGGCAGGTTGGGCAGCAGGGGCAGTTTTAGCTGTTTGTTTTTTATTCGCTGCTCTCTTTGCTCTCCCTCTCGCTAATGCTTCTAATTGCTTCTCACTCATCTTTCTTTTTTTCTTTTCCGCAACAGGGGCAATTTTAGGTATAATAGGGTCTTCATTGATTACTTCATCTTGAGCATCAATCGTGACTTTCTTGGGGGGTGCCCGTTTTGGTTTAAAAATATCCTCAGTTTTTAATTTGTCTTTTTTTTGAGGTGGGGGAGGTAGAGGGTCAGGTTCCTCCTCAACACCGTCGCTTTCTTCAGCGATTTCTATTTCATCTCTAACTTCTAATTCATCTAATTCAGGTTCATCTCTCTCAGGCATTTCTACTTCAGCAAGGTATGACATATATATATAATCAATATTTACAAATAAATTTTATTGGATAAAATCAAAAAGTCTGTTAATATTTATGTCACACCTTTGCTTCGTGATTGCTCTTCCGTTCTTGACTATCCCAAACAATTAAGACCTTCTCTCCAAAAGGGGCATATTTACGCGCCATCTCGTCATCGTGAAGGTCTCCTACATACGTCATTTTATCATCTTCTTCTTCATATACTCGCCTGACTTTGGTAGTTCTAGTGGCTCCTCCGTCACTGTATTCTACATCTCTAAAGTAGTCAATATCTTGATATGTAAATGGGATAATCATCCTTCCTTCCGCATCCCCCGTTCCTTCCTCTATATCTTTATAAAATCCTTGGTCAAACACTTGTCCACCAATCTCAATTTCATCCTCACTGCCGCCCTCAACATCATCATCTTCTACTACCTGCTCTTGCTGCTGCGCGGGCGACTCTTCCTCTTCCTCTTCACTTTCCTCTTGAGGGACAAAAGGGTCTACTGCCTCATCATCTGCGAGTTCATATCCTGACCCAAGATACTCTGGGATATCTATAAATTTAGCTAACTCCTGGAAATCGCCGCCCCAAGTTGCCCCTCGCATTTTAAACTCTGCGTATCTATTTTTCATATAGAGAGCATCGCGCCCTAAATTCTCATATGCTGCCCAATCTCCAAACGTTTGCTCTAATATAACTCTGTATGCTAATTTGCTGCCTATCTTTGGGACTGCTCCCTGAGTCTTTCTATCAGGGTCTTTTATATAATCATTATCAAATTCCTCTCTCATAATTTTATTCCAATATCTTGGTAGTGCTGGGTCTCGCTGAATAACAAAAGCAACCCAAAATAATTGTAGTTTCCAAATCTTGTCTTCACTGTCCCGTGGTTTATAAAAAGGATAACGAGTTGAGAAATATAAATTTAAATCTTCCCTGCTTGGTATTTTATTGACTCCATATTTTTTAGCAAGTGATTTTAATAAAGCAGGCGGGACTTCTCTTTCTAATTTTGCCCCTAGTGCTCCCTCAACTCTTGGGTCTATCCCTCCCGCATAATAACCGCCAGTCATAGTAGCATTAAATGCCTTAATATAATCTGCCACATAATAATCAGGTTCAGATAGGAGTTTTTTGCCTATTACTACCGTTTCTTTTCGGGGATTCTCAGGTAAGAATGATGTATCATCGGGCAACTTAGCCCCTAAGATTTGTTCAGTGATAGTTGGAAGAGGAGGTAAAGGTTTATTTTTAAATCCACTAATTACAATTTTATTTGATACATTAAATCCTTGAGGATTTGCTTTTAAAACTTTTTGGTATGATTCTTGTGCTTCTTTATCTTTTTCTACAGATGCTTTATTTAATTTTTGACCTCTTTTAACTGTTCTTTTTGTTTTTCCCTCAACTCCCACAAAATATCCACCTGCTTCTAATTCTTCCCTTAACACTTTTAATGATTTTCTTTTTTTATTTTCAGTGAGTTTTATTACCTTATGTTCTTTGATAAATGCCATAATCTCCAATTTGTTGGAATTAACATCTAAAGTTGGTTTTCCCGATTGCTCTGCCATTTATATAATAAATTTATTTATTTTTTGATGCGGTTTTTTTATTTTTTGATGCTCTAACTTTGTCCGCCAAATCCTTGTCTGCTTTTCCCCAAGTGCCTGAACCTTTCATCACGAAACTATAAATTCTTGCTTGTCCCCACTGAGTCGCAGACATCTTGCCTTTTAAAGATGCTCCACCTATCTTCTTGCCTGATTTGCTCCTCACGCTCTGCGGATTAGATTTGTGTGCCCCTCTGCCCCTTTTCATTACTTGATTTAAAATAGAAACAGATATCCCAGTTAATTTAGATATTTCAGCGATACTATGTCCAGCATCAGCACTGAAACCGTATTTTTTATTAAATTTCTGTTTATTCGTTGACATTTTATTTTATACAATAAAAAAATTTATATTAAATAATAATAAATGAGCGATAACAAACCTTTGTATAAACCTTTTAAAAGTAAAAAGGCAGGAAAAAAAATGTCTGTCTATGTGAAGTCAGCATCGGGAGGCAAAAAATTAATTCATTTTGGACAAGCAGGGGCAGATGATTGGAGGTCGGGCACAGCGACAGCAGCACAGAGAAAAAGTTATTTAGCAAGAGCGAAAGGAATTAGAAAGAAAGATGGGAGTTTGGCGTGGAAAGATAAGAATTCTCCTAATTATTGGGCGGTTCGGGTTCTGTGGTAAATGCCGAAGGAGGGGCAGCTGTAGCACTAGATTCACTGATTAACATACTATCTTTTCTTTCTAATTTTTTTGGAATTAAAGTTGGCGATTCAGGTTCTTCAGGGTCAATAGTTGACCCATCATCTTTTTTATTTTTATTTTTTGCTTTGTCTTTTAGTTTTTTAGATTGTTCTTTTAATGATTTCATTTCATCTTCATTTGGTGGTCTTCTTTCACAAGTAAATAAATAACATAAATTCATACGACAATGACATTTTGATTGCCAAATCACAAGAAGCAGTGAACCAACTGCCCCTGCTATCATAACAAAAGCACCAGCAAGTTGGTCAACACTCATTTTCTCAATCTCAATCAGTGAATCATCAACAACAACTTCTTCGTTGGACATTATTATTTATATTAAATTTGATTAAATTTTAATGTCTATAATTTTATTATTTTGATGTCATTTGTTGTTGGTGGTTGTAGATATTCTAAAAATCATAGATGGATAGCATATCCCCTATCTTCATCTCCCCACGGAGGGATTTGGAAAAGTCAACCTAAATACTATCAAGATTATAGTGATTATCTAAAACAAAGAAAAGATGAAGCAGAAGCAGAATTTAAAAAAAATAGAGATAAAAATTTTAATGATTTCTTTAAAAGATTCTTTGGAGGATTCTTTGGAGGATATGAAGAGGAGGAAAAACCTAGAGATATTGATTACCCCTATTCAGTGTTTGGATTAAAGAAATCAGCTAGTGATGATGATGTTAAAAAAGCATATAGAAAATCAGTGTTAAAAGCACATCCTGATAAAGGAGGAAGCAGTGAATTATTTAATAAAATACAAGATGCTTGGAATTATTTTAAAAGTATTTGTCGGGATACTTAAATTCTTTATAATAGTCATTCTGCCAATGATTGCCAGCGTCTTCTATTTGTCGTTTAAGATTACTAATGCGCAAATATCCGCGGTCGTGTTCTTCTCGCGCTCGGTCTTGTAATTTTGCGATTTGGTCGCTATGATGTCTAGAGCAATCTTCTAAAAATTCTATTTTCTTATTCATTTTGTAATTTTGATGTTTGAGTGTTTTTTCTATTTTTGTAATTCTACTATCCTGTTGGTAGAGCATACAAAGTGCTGAATCATAAGTCCAATCTTTCATTAATTTAGATTTCGCTTTGCTCTTACAAGACCTGCTAGGGGCAATACCTTGTTTTGTATTACACATCACCCACAGATTCATAACTTTATCAATGTTTTCGTTGATATATTCTTGTGAAATCTCCATACCTTAATCTATGTTATAGTTTTTAAATAATAAATTTTTAAATTGTTTATGTTGCCAAATTGGAAACATTTTTGGAAATCAAATTTTAAACCGTTTTTGATTTGCCTTTCTTGTTCTTTTTGTCTCCTACTGGTTTACCAAAAGCTTCTTTCGGTGAAACTTTATTAAAATCTTTCACTCTCTTCGGGACATTGTGTTGATTGTGAGTTTTAGAATACATAGCATCAGGGTCATTTGAGTCAACAACTTTTGTTTTCGCCTTAATTCCTTTCGTCATATTATTATTATAATTTACACTATTTTTTAATTTCATCGGTTAAAATAAAAAAATTTGTGATTAATATAAATAGAAATGTCTTTAATCGTCACCTCATCAAGTCAAGACAAATATGGTAGATTTCAGGGTGGAAATCCAACGAGAACAATAGCGGGAATAGAAGCGCCCAGTCAGTATCAAAATCACTTCACATCACCAATAAAAATTCCAGTTAATGCTGAAATATCAGTTGAGAGTGTTAAGATTAAGAGAGACCAGGTCATTGATATTGAGAGCAATTGTCTATTGTATAAATATTTTGGTCATTTACAGACCGGAACTGAAGGAGTAGATTTCGCTGAAGAAAGATTAGAAATGCCGATTCCTGTTAGACCTTCTCCGGGTGTTTATTCCACGGACGAATGGTATCAGGAATTACAGAGGATTTTAAGTGAAGCATATGCTAATCCTGAAATTTTTGGAAAAGTAGAAGTAATCGGTCAAGCATCAGCATCGGGTGTGCCGATTGGTTTAGATATCGTCACGACTCAAAGGGGCACAAGTGCTTCAGGGACGGCTGGTAAAAATATTGTTGGGGAATCAGGGGCAATGTTATCCTCTTATTGGCAGAGTCCGGTAAATTTATCTCGCGGATATGTTCCAACCACCGATTGGACTTCTACGCACGTCAACGCTAGTCCCGGCGCTGGCACTCCTGCTAAAAAAATATTCACTAAAACAGGGGCAAATGTGGGAACAACAGTCTTAGAGAAATTAGATGAAATGTCTTGTAGTGTTCAGGGACACGGGCATCCTCTTGGTTTAGCGAGTGGAATTTTCACTACGAGAGTCAAGACTGCTGGCACAGGATGGCGTGTTGGTCTTGCGAGACCTCAAATGGAATATTACAGAGATACTACGAGAACTAATCAAGACGGCAGTTTTAAGAAAACAGCATTCGGGAATCTATTACCTGGCACACGATATCCTGATGCGGGGATGGATGAGCGCCTTGAGTCGGGTTTGCCTTTCTCAAGTAGATACAGAACAGTTAATCCGTTTAACGGCAGACTACAGAGTGATTTTTATGATTTTATGGTGGAAGATAACGGCACTGATATTCGTGTTTATCAGTTTTCATATGATAACACAAACGGGGCAAATATGTTAGTAATGAGTGAGGTTAAATATTATTACACGGGTGCGCCCCTTGGAGCAAATATCCTGACAAGTGCTCAATTTAAAGCAGCATATGAATTTGTCCAATTTGAGTGTATCGGTGATAGGCTGCTATTATCTTTCCTTGATGACAAACTCAATAAAACAGGGGTAATTACAGCAGCATCCTCTGCTCAGAGAGATAGATGTTTCTTGCCTATCAGTGAAACTAGAAATGCTTTATATCCTAGATTAAATGTTGCGGAAAACGGAGAATCTCTTGAGATTTACCATTTATCTTCTCACTATACTGCTCTCCAATATAGATTTCCAACACTTGTTGATGGGGAAAGGACTTTTACAACAGGTGATGATTTTTATTCTAATAATCGGGTCACTCGCAGGCAGAGGGGGCAAGACAATGATGCTAATATAGCAGTAATTCAGGATACTAAAAATAGACCTTATTGTTTATCACAGACTTTGATTTGTGATACAAAACAGAAGATGGAAGTAGACCAATCGGGAACAATCGGTGCGGGGCAAATGTCTGTTTTTGATGGTTTAGATGGAGCAGTATTAAATAAAAAACACGCCTATCAGATAGGGCACGTTAATCCAAATTCTAAATTTGATTATCTACAGGGTAAATATAGAACTGAAGAATTTAGCGGGCAGGCGAAAATGAATAATGTTTTAGGCTTTCCTAATAAATCACTGATTGATGAAACTGATGGATTAGCGACTGGATATGTCACGAAGTCGGCAGCAAAGGATATAGTTCACTTTCTATCGTTCCAACCTCCAGCATTTAGGGTTCATTCTTGTTTTGTTAGAATCAGTAATATGCCCATCCAATCCTATAATGGAGCAAAACAGAGTGTTAGCAAGATTCTCTATCACTTGCCAAGATTCACAAATGATGGCAGAGAATTCGGTGATTTATTTTTTGCCCCTGGTGAGAAGACTTATGTTGCTCTTCATAACACAAGTCCTGAAATTTTAAACAATATAGAAGTCCAAATTGTAGATGTCAATGAGAGACCTATTAGTGATATTAGTGGAAATACAGTTATTGTTTTTCATATGAGACAGAAATCTTAAATGTTTCCAAATTGGAAACAAAATGCGTTTAAAAATAAAAATTAAAATATTTATTAAGTGTATACAATGGCAAATCAAAATCTACAAGATACAACAAAATTTTTTACTGTTCATATGTCTCATTCACGGAAAGAATTACTTGATATAATTAGAGTATTTAAATTACCGATTACAAATAAGAATGATAAAAATAAAAAACAATTACAAGATGCGATGGTTGAGGTTGTGAGATATTTAGATAATGTAGAACCTGAAGATGAATATTTTTTTATTAATTCTAAAGAAGAATTAATAGAATATCTAATTAAACAAAATCCTGCCAAAACTCTCACAATTAAAGAAAAAACTGAAGTAATGCTAATTGCGAAAAAACTAATTGCTTATTCACGGAACGGCTATTTTTTGATTCCTCAAGGGTATATGGATGCGATTGATGTTTATAAGGATGCTGTTTATATTTCTAAATTCCCTGAAATTCCAAGTGTTAGAAAAGCAATTGAGTTAGTTAATAATGACCAAAAATTAAGAGATAAGATTGAGATGGTTATCCCTCGTAGAGTAAAGAAACAATTAGAAAAACGTAAGGCAGTAAAGCAGAAACATATTCCTCTTTATGTGAAACACGGGGAATTTATCCTAACCTTTGATTAAGTTATAAACTATTTAAATAATAAACAATTATCTAAATTATGGAAAAATTCCAAAAGTTCTCCAATTTTGATTTTGCGGCAATTGATGTTGCCCCTTGTAAATACGATGAAAGATATTTAGTTTTTAGCAACGGGATGCTATACAATAGTAAATTTGAGAGTTTTATTGTTCCCGGAGGAAACGGAGCAAAGAGCAAATATTTGTCGTATAACTTTTATCCTAAGGGGAAGAAGACAAAGAAGGTTTATCTTCACCGATTAGTCGCAGAGCATTTCTTAGATAATCCTGATAATTTGAGGGATGTTCATCATAAGGATAATAACCCTCTCAACAATGATGTTTCTAATCTTCAGTGGTTATCTCACCAAGACAATTGTTTAGAGAAAGAACCTGAAAATCCTATGGAATTAATAAAAAAAAGACCTAATGCTTATCTTACAAAAATAAAAACGGGGCAATATGTTTTATGTTACAAAGGCAGATATCACGGAATCCCTCAAACTAGAAAGTATGTTGGGAGATGTCTAGAAAGTGCTAAGTTATATAGAAATAAATTTTTTCAGGATTACAATTGTGTCGCATAGACCTTCGCAGCTGTTTGGACTTCGTGTCCTCTCCACATAGCAAATTTGATTTTATCTTGAGTTGTCCCAGTATCCCAAATCTCTGTAATCAGTAATTTTGTGATATCTGTGGCACTTGCGTTAATTCCGTATTTTTTTAATAATCTTTTTGTCCAAACAGAAAGATTGTTTCTCATCTTTTCCTGTATCTTTTCTTCACTTCCTTCTGTTGCTTTAAAGAATAGATAATCTAACGATTCATCTTTTGCTAAATATTCAGTGAATAAATCAGTGAGAATTTCATCGCATTCTATTTCTCTGCTTCCGTATTTTTTATTTGTTTTATATCCGTTAAATGAAAACATTAATTTATCATCATTTACCACAAGATAATTTGTAATTCCTTTATCATCTAATTTTATGAAATCATCATAATTTATTTTTTTCAGTGTTGCTGTTTCTAATCTAAAAGGATATTTTGATAAAATGTAAAATAGAATATAACTTTTAAGAGGACCTTTTGTCATCAAATCCTCTCTAATGTCATCTAAATCTCCTCTTGTAATTTTAGTATCTTTGATTGGATTTTTTCTTTGAGAATCTGCCCTTCTAACTTGTAGTTCAGTTTCTAATTGAGCATAAGTATCTTTCATTTGTAAATTTAAAATTTCATTTGCTATAATTAAAGAATTCGTATATGATAACATAGTTGAGTGAGATAATTTCTTTCCATCCCAACTTGATTGTAAGCAGGCAAAAGTATGTCCAACATCTTCCACCATCCCAGCTATCTGTGAGATATCTTCAGGGTCTTCTCCGTAGCATCTATTATATAGTCTACGAATATTATTTGTAATAATATCTCTGCTTGATTTTTTCCTTTTTCCATCATCAAAGATTTCTAATTTTGCGTTAAATTCCTCCATTATTTATTAGTAAAGATTTTAATTTTAGAAATCAAATTTTTAATCTTTATATTTATCAATATGACAATAATAAATTTAAATTGTAATGAAAAAATCAGTGATGAAGAATGTGATTTACTAAAAGGCAAATATTTGGATGATAATTCCTATGACACTCTCGTAACTGAAGATACAGATTGTTTTAGACCTGATGGTAGTATTTTATTTAAATTTAGAAAACACTTGTTAGATAAAAATGAATGCGAATTAGGATTTCTTGCTTTTAAAGGATTGGCGAAATCAACTAGGGGCAGGGGTGCTTCGGCGGGGCAAATAGACCCAAATTCAGTATACTGGAAAAAGCGAAAAATAGTAGAAATTGCTTCAGGTGGATGGTCAGCGAATTATGAAGTGAATGGTAAAAAATCAAAAATGAAAGTCCAAAATGAAGTCGCAAGCAATGCTATTGGATTTTGGAGTGAAACAAATAATTTAGGTTTAAATTACCCCTGTCGTCAAACTCACTATACTAGGCAGGAATTTCTAAAAGTAGAAGATGGGCAATTTGTCTTACAAAAGATTTCTAGCAGTTATAAAAATCTTCATCCTGATTGGTATGAAAAGCAGATGAAGCAAGCATCTATTAATCCAAAAATGAAGATAGCAGATACTCCTTTCTCAACAATAACTATTAATAGAAATTTTAGGACAGCAGTTCACAAAGATGCCGGTGATTTTGGCTTTGGTAATTTATCTGTTTTAGAATACGGACATTATCACGGAGGATATTTTGTTTTACCAAAATACAGAATAGCAATAGATATGAGAGCAGGAGACCATCTTTGTGTTGATGTTCACGAATATCACGGAAATACTGAATTATATGAAACAGATGAAGATAAAATAAAAAATGATTCTCTCCCTGATATTTTTAAAGATAATTTAGAGGTGGGCACTTTAGGATTAAATAATAGATTTGCTAGAGTATCATTAGTTTGTTATTTACGAAATAAATTAAAAGATTGTAAGATGGAATTAAACCCTGCTTTGCTCAATCCCGAGCAACCACCCGAATCAAAAATAAGAGTCTTTTTTGTAAATAAATTAGAAGATTCAGTGAAAAGACAAGCATATTATAATACAAATTGGAGTAGGGTTTCATCTCACGAAGAAGGATTACATAGAATAATAAAACACAGATTATCAAATATTGTATTAATAGATGATGACCAAAGATTAGTCAAGAATTTAGGAAACAGCAAAAAATATAATAAAGATGGAATTACTTTTCTAAATGTTGCCAAATTGGAAACAAAAGGAATTTATAATTTAGAAACAAATGTTGAGGGAGGATTAGCATACTTGATTCCAAATTGGAAAATCGCATTGAGTATACTATCAGCTCAAGTATCAGTGAAAAAATATTTTATTTCACCAAATATCTTCACCTCTGTATAAATACATTTAAAAGCTACTTCAGTAGTGAAATCAACATAAACGACAACTTTTTATTGGGTAACGGGTAAAAATTTGATTTGACAATAACCTAACTTCTAATATATAAAAAACTAAAAAAATGTCCGGAAACGCAAATGTCCTCAACTCTAACGAACGCCTCATCGCTTTTAATCTTCTCAAGAAGATGAATCCCACTGCTATCCGGCAGATTTGGGATTCCTGTGTTGATGCCCCTTTTCCCGAGGGCAAGATGAACACTCAAAAGAACGTCATTAGGGGCATTCTTGACAGCGGCAAATTCACTGTCAGCATCAACGCCGAAGACCAAGAAGTCAAGAAAACTCTTGCTAAGGATATCATCGCTCGTATCCTAGCGACTCTCAAATCTATTCAGGATTGTGAGAACAAGCAATCTTATGATGATTTCATATGTATTATAGTAGATTGGAAACCTTGCCCCGACGACAAGATGCTTCTACTTTCTCCTCATTTTAAGGATGTCCTAACAAATGCCTTTATGCGAATCAAAGGCAGACTGCCTGATGTTGAGATTTGTGATTTCATCCGTGAAGAATTAGTGGTGGAAATTCCGCTAGAGCATATCAAACTAATTACACTCAACTTGATGCTTTCGGGCAGCGACCTCAAGAAGCGTCGTGGAGGTTCTTGGAATGACGACGTTGGATGGTCTTACCGAATGCTTGTTGATGCCGTTTCCCAATACGACCCACCTGAAGACCGAACGGAAGGCAGTGATTGGTTTAAGGAAGTTCACACAACTCCCATTGAGGGGAATGTCAAGCAATCAACCAATCACGATGGTGGACACGACCTTCTATCTACAGAAGATGTCCCTGAAGATGTTATGCCTGAGTCGCCACTTGTCCCTGATACTCCAGCTGAGCAACCAGTTGCCCCTGTGGAACAAGTTGCCCCTGTGGAACAAGTTGCCCCTGAAGTCGTAGTGGTCACTTGCCCCCTTGAGGCACTCAACATCAAGGAGAATACAGGGTCTATGCTGTTTCCTGGGGAATATCGGCAAATCCCTTGTAATAAATTTACAAAGAACAGTTGGGAGAAACTGCGAAAGGCACACGACCTGACTGGTCGGCGCTCAGTCTATGTGAAGACAAACTCCGGCGCCGAGGCGCAACAAAACACAGCACTCCGCTACAAAGAGGGGCAAATTGTTGACCCCGATTGGGTAGGAACAAATGAGGGATTTGCTGACCTGTCTGCCGACGGACACCCTCTATCTCTTCATCCTTTCGGCAACATTTACATTCTGTAATAAAATTACCAAAACCATCCACCAGCATATTCCTTGTCTTCTGCCACACTCTCCTTTGCTTTCAGTTTTATATTAATTTTTTTTATTTCTCTTTTTAATTCTATTACCTCTTCTTTTAAGAGTTTTATTTCACTGATTGCCAAATCAATCGGCTTAGGTTCCTTTGGCAGAGCAGTCAAGTAATGAGGCATTATTAATTTATATATCCAAAAAAGTTTTAAAAATAAAAACCTAAATTGTTTCCCATTTGGCAACATTTTACAATTTGTAATTAAAAATAAATATCTCAAGAAATTTTATAATGACAGAAGAAGTTCCTGACTTACCTTATACAAGTGTTGATTTAAATATCAGTGATGATAAATTGCCCCCTGTTTCTATTTTGATGCCTTGTTGGAAAAGACGCAAATTTTTGCCGTTAATCATAGCAAACATTAATAACCTTGATTATCCTAAAACAAAAATAGAATTATGTATTCTACAAGATGGAGAAGAAGATTTGTTCATAGATAAAAATAGATTTGAGAAATTTAAAAATTCTATTGCCCCTGTAAAATTAAATTACAAATATGAACCCGATGTAAGAAGAACAATCGGTGAAAAAAGAAATAAATTGGTCAAGATGGCATCTTATAAATATTTGGCAAATATGGATAGCGATGATGTATACATAGAGAGCTATTTGAGACATTCTGTGAATGCTTTGGCTCAATATAAAGCGGGTATTACTACCTCAACTTCTATGACTTTTGTTTATCCAAAATTAGATTTTAAAACTTCAGCGATTAAATGTGGATTTAAAATTCAGGGGCACGAAGCGTGTTGTGTATACACTAAAAAATATTTTAATTCTATGAAAGGATACAAGAAAACTTCACAGGGAGAAGGGGCAAAGTTATTGTCAGGGGCAGATTCTCAAATTCTAAATTTAGACATTATGAAATTAATGATTTGTGTGGCACACGATGGTGAACAGGGTAATACAATTGATAAAAGCCAATTCACTGAAGAAAATGAAAATATATTTGAGTTTCTAGATGGAGGATGGAAGACCTTGCTAAAACAAATCGCTGAACATTGACATAGACGACAATTTTATTTTGCGCAACGGGGACGAATTTGATTGGGGGTATATCTTACTTCTATCATAACAAACAACTTCACAACAGAAAAAATAAAACTAAAACAACAAACTCAACTCAAAATGTCCACCACCTCTTCCAACACTGCCCCTGTTGTTCCCGAGCTTGTTGCCCAACAACTTCTCGCTGATGAGAATGCCAAACTCAGCCGGAAGTGTATGCTATACAGGCGGATGGCAGATTCACTCCGCAAGTCTATCATCCAAACCAAACTGGAAGCAGTGAACGAGGGGCGGATGGACAAGGAGACGCTCAAACTAGACATCAATTGTCTTGATGACCGCGAACTGTTTGCCTCTGCTGAGCACAACCATCCGTTTAAGGAATCGGTCAAGCACGACCATCTTGACTTTGCCAAGGATGGCAGAGTTGGCACACACACAGCATCGGGTCCAGCACCGGAGAATTACCCCTGGGTCAAGGATACAGACAGCACGACGGTCGGCAAATACTTTAACAACGGTGTCCCTGAATTCATCTCGCAGATAGTTGATTGGTTTATGGATTCTAGTGAGACTTTTGAGATTGATGACAAAACCTACTTCCTAGCTCATTGGGGGATGAGGAAGGGGCATTCCTGGAGTGAGTTTCATATCTACCTGAAGTTTCAGCAAGTTGAGTATGTCACTTGCGAGATTGACGGAGAAAGATACGACAGGACTGAGTGCTACACAGACGGAGATGTCTACATCCACGAATCCAACTTTGACTCATTCTACCGCTGTGAAGACTAATTTAGACTATAGAATCCATCATTATCAATAGAAAACTCAATCTCCTCATCATATTCGCTATCGCTTTCTTCTTCACTAGAGTGCCCCGCATCTAAAAATTGGACTAGGTCTATTATTTTTTTTGTGTAGTCTATTAAGTCAGTTCTGTTCTCTTTCATCAGGATGGCTAAAATATCAGTGAATTTATCAGTATCCATTTTAATGATAATCCATAAAATAAAATTAATTTAAAAAACAAAAATAAATTTCTAATGTCCATCATCCAAACTCTTACAATAAGTTTCCCATATTCTCACACATTGATTTAATGCTTCACACCAAGTGTATCCACAGGAGATACAGCAACCAAATTCATCATAAGGACTTCTAACCATCAACTCTGTAATAAAATTAATTAGCATTGTTATATGCTACTAAACAAAAATAAATTTCTAGAAAACTTTTAAAACTCAAAACCCAAATTGTTGCCGTTTTGGAAACATACAAAAATAGATTTAGTATCCAACCCCTGCTTTTATCTTAGACCTATCAGGTTTGATTTTCTTACCCTTTTTATTGGGAGGGATGTTAGGATATCCCTTGACCATTTGGTCAAACTTTGCTATCTTCTTCTTTTTCGCTGCTGCTGCTTCTGCTGCTGCTTTTGTCTTGGCTGTTTTCGCTGATGCTAGAACTGGTTTCTCGCCGCCAGCAATCAGTTTCTTTTTCTTTGTAGTTTTATTGGGTTTTACTTCACCTGCCTTGCCTGCCGAAAGAGACGTAGTGCCCCTAACAATCTTCTTACCAGCGTGGTCAATGCGATATCCCATCTCTGCCACCTCCTTGAGGAGAGCAGTGCGAGTCTTGCTGTCAACACCCTTAATCACTGATAATTTATTGTGCTGTCTCACAAGGTTGCGTATTTCTCCTAAAGTCAGTTCACCCGCTTTTGTCCTCGGCATTTTTTATTTATATTTATTATATACAAAAATAAATTTCCAATACAAAAATAAAAAATGAATCCAAAAATGTTTCCAAATTGGCAACAATTTGCTTTTGCTACAAAAAAAATTCTATCTAGTTTTTTTT